GGGGACCCGTGTGGGTCCCCCGTACAGCGTTTCGCTGTGTTGTGCATTCAGCACAGACCTATGGACCTCTTGTGGTAATGGAGATCGTATGCCAGTCTCGCGTTCTCGATCGTTTGATTCTCGGGGTTTGGTCCAAGGTCACTATGTGACCTTCCCACCCTTTGCATCCGACACGATCCAGTCCGCTACGGCTGGGGAGTATGGTACTTGTGACGATCAGGTGTGCGCCTTTCGCGAAAAGCGACTGCCACAAACCTTATTGATTGTCAGAAAAACTACCAGACTCCCGATCTTCAACGGAACCAAGTATGTTGGATCATCTCCGCTTAAGCAGTTTCAAAACTGCCCTGCGGATTACCACCCAACAGAACCGTCCCCTGGGACTAAGTTTCCTCCGCTCAGCGTTGCTGAGCAGAGTAACCTTGCCTGGGCGTCCTTGGCCGCTACGAACCCAAACGTTCCTAGTGTCAACCTGCCCACTTTCTGGGCAGAGCTAAAGGACTTACCATCACTGTTCAAAGATAGGGTTCTCTGGTACGCCAAAAGCGAAAACAGAGGAAACTACCTTCGCGATGTTCTACGCTTTACCAGCGACACTGTCAATGGCGCTGCTAGAGCATTACTAGAATATCGCTGGGCTATTCGGCCCATGATCAGTGACCTGCAGAAGATTTTTCAGTGGCAGACCGGCGTTGCGAAACGCATGGCCTGGCTGAGAGATTTAACTACAGGCAGTAGAGTGTTAAAGCGAAGGGCAACCTTGCGTAACAATTCCGATGTTGATACCCCGGCGACTGTTGGTTTAAAGTCGGCGGGTGCTACCATCAATGGAAGACGGACTGTGTCATACCATGAAAAAGTATGGTGCAGTGTCTCTTGGAAACTTGACAGCTCCAAGATTGATCTGTCGCGGGTCTTGACTCCAACTTTCCTAACCATGGACCCTGATTGGATCAGGGTACATCAGTTAAGCTTCGGAGTCACTACCTACGGCGCGTTCCAAGCTCTTTGGGAAATTATGCCCTGGAGCTGGTTTGTTGATTGGTTTTTGCATATTGATACCGTGATGAACGCTACCAATAATACAATACCTCTCACGCATGGTGATATCTGCGTAATGAGAACTACGTCGGCTACGGCCAACGTGGAACCCATCGCAACGAGTCCTGATTCGAGTTGGGTCCAGATATCTGGACCCCACATCCAGTCAGAGGTCCGGAAACAGAGGCTTATTGTCTCTCCGGTCCTGCCCTTCGCCCCATCAATGATGCCCGTCTTTACGACGAGCCAGTGGTCGATTCTCGGTGCGTTAGCGATCCTTAGCGGACGCATGAACAAAATCGGCGGTAACGCCGGCTTGTTCTAACGCCCCGCTTCGACGACACGTACTGAGGACTCTACAAATGTTAGGTGACACGTTCGTTCTAGGGCTTGCGTCAGGGTCAAAAACTCTGCCGAAAGTCAACTCAGGTCAGGATTACGCGTCGGAATACTACCTTCGCGAGTCTCTCAAGTCGTACCGTGTTCGAGTTCGTCACTCGACCACCACCGTTAATGGTGTTGTGTACAACAGGCATAATGTGGAGGTCTACATCGTGACGTTCGCAACGTCTACGACTGCAGAATTTTACCACAAAGCCTACTTTGTCATTGAGCTGTTGCCCAGTGACACGTTTGTGGAGGCTATGGATGCTTTGGCCGATTGGTCAATTGCAACCAGCAATGCTAACCTGGTGAAGATCCTCGGCGGCGAGTCTTAGACTACCGTTGTTGATCTCCTGAAGACTGACAATTACCCAACTACGTGGAGCATTTGACAGGGATAACCTATCTATGCTTAACCGCCACGTCGAGGAGTTGCTGTCGGTATTCGCCTGTCTCTTCCGAGACATCGCTAATACCTACCCTGATCTCAAAGATGAATTCAAAAAAGATTTTGAATCTCTTTGCACTTTCGTTAACGACAGGGGTATCGGTGTTTTATGCACAGATATGCCTGCCGTCGGCAAACACTTTGATCGGTGTCTGTCGGAGGGCGCCTTCAGTATATCGAATCTCCCGCTGACCAAGCGGTGTCCTCGGTATATCATATATCCGCAATTCTTGCGGTCATTACATGAGAAGGTGTTCAACGAAAGTGGTGTTTTAAAGGAGGATTGCGACTATGAAGCTATTATCTTTCTTAGGCAGTTGTATTACTGTGCTAAGAAAGCAGAGCTTGATTGTCCTGTCGAAGCTGTCATCGACGCTGTCGATAACTTCTTTGACACTGATAATTCGTTACCGGACCCGGAAGGGTTTTGGGCGACGGATTACCCAACGCAAAAGGAAGTTGAAGAATCCTACACAGGATTCTGTAGATCCATGATCTACACCTCTCGCATTGGGGCCGATAAGCGGCTCAGAGTCCTGCTCAAGAATATGGACCTTGTGTCCGGTATCTTGTGCTCCACCTTAGGGCGGTTCAACCCTGAAGAGTGGTCCTTTAAACATGGTCCTGGTGCTGTTTCTGAACGCAAAGGCTGTGTCAACAAATATGAATTTGTTAACTGGTCAGAACGTTTAGAGAGCGTGTACCCCTACGCAGATTATGGTTATCATAACCACTGCGCCTGGGCTAGACATTCCGCGGGCTTCCTCGTGAAGCCTTCTATAAATGGAGATGAACGCGTGATAGTAGGATCACAGGACCTCTCCCCTTTCAACAGGGGTATGTCCACTACATGTGATCCATGTTCACGCCTAATCGCGGTCCGAAAGACTCTCTCGACCCCGAGGCTTATAGCCGCGGAACCGACTGAGCATCAGTGGTGCCAGCAGAACATCTGGCACTATCTGCGCACGCGTACTGAAAAAACTTGGCTTAATGAATTTGTTCGCTTTCGCGATCAAACATTGAACCAGGCATTATCTAAGCGTGGGTCTACGGATGGCTCCCTCGCAACCTTGGACATGTCCGAGGCTAGCGATCGAGTCACATGTCACTTCGTTGGGCAGATCTTTAGGGCCAATTTAGGCCTTCTGGATGCCCTTCGAGCTACACGCACCCGTCGAATTCGTCAGGACATATCGAAGAATGTCCCGACGAGTGTTGAACTTAAAAAGTTCAGTACGATGGGTAGCGCCTGCACGTTTCCTGTGGAAAGTTTAGGGTTCCTGGCTATTGCCCTTGCCTGCACGTTGACAGTGCAGAACAAGGTCCCTAGTTTAAGGAACATTCTATCTCTCATAGGGCGTGTGACCGTCTTCGGGGATGATATAATTATCCCCGTAGAAGTCAGGGAGCTTATGGTTAATGTTCTTGAAATCTTTGATTTCAAGGTTAACGCTTCTAAGTCCTTCTGGAATGGAAATTTCCGGGAGTCTTGTGGCGTTGACGCGTTCCGGGGTGTGGATATATCCCCGGTCTTTTGGCGTAACATAACCAAAAGCGATCCAGAATCAATAGCTAGTGCCCTTACTGTCAGCAATAACTTCTACAAAAGAGGTTACTGGCATACAGCGGAATACCTAGCGTCGACCATACGTAGGACTTCGATACCCTACGTACCTGTTGATTCTGGAGCATTCGGTAAGGAGTCCTTCCTCGGCTTGAATGTCTCCGGCCTATCACGCCGGATCCATTTAGGCTTACAGAAGGATCAAGTGCGCGTGTTGGCCCTTAAAGGTCAACAGAAGCGGATCCCGACCGGATGTGACTCTATGCTCCTTCAGTATTTTACTGAAGCTCCTGAACCCGGTAGTCCATGGACTGCAGGGGTAGCACAGAGGCCTAGGCTCAGGTTGTGCCTAGGGTGGGTAGATGTTGAATCCTTTGAGAAATCAAAGGACTTCATCTAAAGAAATGGGGTCTCAGGGTCTCTATACCGTTAGCTATTGGTAGTTAGGCAGCGCTATGCGCTGAAGCACACCTTTCTGTACTTTGTACAGATTGGTGGTCCTAACACCCCCGCTATTGGGACCAACACCATTCGTCAGCACGCCATGTAGCGTGACGCGTTTGGAACTATGTTGGTGGCCAACAAGGCGGACTTGCATTTGGGAAGAGGCCCA